CCGCACATGATTTAACTACTGAAGAAAAAGAACAACTTAGATTGTTTGCTGACAAAGCTGGGATCATCCAAACTGTTAGTCAAGAGGGTAAAAACTTAGCTGACTCTCAGAAGTCTGCAAACACAGGCCTTCAGGGCCAACTTGATGGACTAGGTAAAAGGGCTAACGAATGGTCACGTTCAATGAGCAAGGGCTATAAAGAAGCTCAAGATGCCACTGCTGTCTTTA